CGTTTTGGTCAGAGACTGACACAACACCTGGCAACGCAGATGAATTTATGGCCGAAAGCGCATCTGCGGCACGCCCCATTGCATCAACTTGCTGTCCCGCAAGCGCACTGCCAAACATGCCAGCCGCAAAACTGCCAGGCACAATGCCCATGCCGCGCTCGCCGTAAGACATCATCCCCAAGCCCAGCCCAGCCAAATCCGAATTAATTCCTTGACCCACTGAGCCGCGCCCGCCAACAGAATCAGCACCAAAGTAGCCATCAGAGCCGCCAAAATTTTGCGTTTGGCTGCGAGGCGATCGATTCAATTGAACGTCTGGCGCAAAAGGAGCCTGCGACGACATCAATGTTGGATTGCGCAAATCAACAATCGACGCTGTCCTAAGCGGTTGTTTCGGGGCCTTTGGAGAGTAAGTAACAGACGGGTTAGGCAAGAACTCAATGCCGCCCGTAGACGGCATGCCCTGCTGCCCCGAACCAGCGCGCAGCGCCTGGATTAAATCGGATGCGTAGGTAGCCATTACATCAACCCGCCATTTTCGATAAGCATGTGAGTCGACAAAAACACCGTACCAGGTGCCCCGCGAACCTTCATGCGAACGCTACCGTAGTAGCCAACGCCAGCCGCGCCAACAAACCCTTGGTAAGTGTTTGAAGAGCCAACCCACACAGCGTTGTTCCATGTGGCCGTGTCCCACAGTGCCGTCGACTGCGGGATAAACGCCGGAGAGCCCTCAACGCTTGCAGTCGAAAACTGCGTGTTAACTCGCAGCTTCAGCTGCGGCTGTTCTGACGCAGTGAAGATTGGGCGCGCTAGGCCAAATTTCTTGACGTTTCCAGGCGAACCAAAATCTTGAAACGCCGTTTGTACATCGCCCTCAATGATGTCGCCGCCAGTCCCGGCCACAGCGACACCGTCCTTACTGCCGTAAAACGCACGCGCAACCTGACCGTTTTCAAGAATACAGAACACCGTTGTAGGTGTTGATGGAATTTGCAGAAAGCCCTGAGAACGTACACCAGGCTCCGGTGCTCAAATTCATTCCGTACTGAACAAATCCCTGCTCAGTTTGCTTTGGCAGCTTAATAAGCAACAAATCTTCGGAGGCGACCGTTTGAACGCCCCACTGCTCAGTCGTACGCAATGACGTCACCAATGGGCCAAGCGCGTTTTGAATCTTGTCCGCAGGGCCGACAACGCCCTCGCCATACTGACCGTTGACCAAGCGCGACAGCGGAGTCAAACCCGTTTCGCTCAAGATCAGGACATCACCACCGATTGAGCTGTAAAAGCGTCCGTACTGGGGTACAGGGCCGATGTACCAGACGCCTTTTAAGGCGAAATTGTTCGCGCTTCCAGGGTCCGTACCCTGCCAAATAATGACGTCACCTTGAGAGCCGACGACAGCCATGTAGTCATCAATGCCGGCACCCGCATCCAGCGTCCAGTTGATGATCGCCTGCGCCCCGCCGCCGTGGCGCAACTGCGCGCCCATGTTGAATGGAGAAGAGCTGCCGGTGATTGAGTTGACGCTGTTGAGGTAGTAAATGTTTGGGTCGTTTGACGACGTAAACATAACGCGCTGCTTCCACACAGCCACGCTGTTAGGGCTAGGCGGCGGCGTTCCGGTCAACGTGCGAGCAACCCAGCCCGTCGTCGTGCTGTAGGTGTAGTACCCAGCACCAGGCGAAACGGCCAGCAAAAATGTGTCCGCGCCCGTCGAGAACATGACGGTTGCCCAGATGTTGGTCGTGCTGCCAGTTGAGCTGACAGCGGTGCTAGGCGTGCCGCTTGTGATGTCGTAGATGTTGCCGCCCGCAGCGCAAAACAACTTATTGTCTGCAGGATTTGGCGCGGTGTATCCAAACACCGACTTGACCGGCGCAGCACCACCGCCCACGGCGCTGCAGACGTACTGCCAGCCTTTGCGCAACTCAGAGCCTTGCCTGCGCGGAATCATGTTGTTCAACACCACCGCATCAATCGGTGGCATCGAAATGATCGGGTCGCGCACGTTAAGCCCGCCCACAGGCGCAGGGACGCTCACCAGTTGCGAATTCTGGCTAGCCGCAGCACGCCGAGGCGTCTTATATGATGCAAGAGGCACCAAGGCCATTTACACCCCGTAGCCAGTGTCGGGAAGGCTCGTAATCGCGTTTATGTATGGGAAGCCATACGTCCGCGACATCGTCAGCACCGGAGCGCCCTTCTCGTTGCCCTTTCGATTCTCGTAGTTGACCTGGAAGTCACGCATTGCTGCGCTGCTGTCAAAGCCCTTCATCTCGAGCCACTTCACACGCGCTAGCAGCGTCATCAAGTTGGCGTCCAACAGGATGATGTCGCCGTTTTTGGTAGCGCGGTTCTTGTACAGCGTCGCATCGTCAGCATCGCGCACCCACGCGATGGACTGGTACATGAACGTTAGCGTTTCCGCCGTCGTCGGCGGTGCCAAGATGTAAATCTTGTTGTCGCGCACCTGCCAGTAAAAAGACAGCGTCGGCAACGTCGTACGCACCAGCAACTGCTGCCACATTTGCGGCGAGATAGGCCCGATCGCGGGCCACTGGTTTGTGCTGTTCCATTGCGTCGAATCCAAGAACTCGTAAAAGTCCTCTGGCAACGCAAAGCCCTTCTCAGACTGCCCAGGCGTGTCGGCAATGATGCTGACGGTGTGCGTCTTGGTCAGCTCCTGCCAATCGGCAAGAGACAGCATGTCCTGGCCGGCGAGGTTTACCGCCTGCACCATCTGCGCAACCGCGGGATCAGTATCACCCGCGGGATCGGCGGGCGATGGATAGCCCACCATCGCCGCCACGTTTTGGACAATGGCACTCAGCGATGAGTCGTCAACGATCTGAAATGCCATTGTCTACCTCTTAGGCGTCTTGCAATTCTGCAGTTACCTTGCGCGACTTGGTGCTGCTCATGATCGCGGCCATCTGAGCCTTAAGCGTCTCAATCTCCTCGTCACGCTTGGCAAGCTCAGCATTCATTTGCTCAATAGGGGCATTGCCCTTGGCGACCTCGAGGAACGCTTTGGCGCGCTGCTTGTCCGCGTGGAACGACATGAACTTCTGGCCCAGACCGTCGTTGGCCTCAGCCAACTGCTCAACAGTGACGACCTTGAAGAACTTGTATTCCTCGACCTTTGCGGGAGTCATGCCAGGCAATGCAGATAACGGAGTACCCGACACAGCTTCGGCCTGGCCCGCTTTCCACTTGTCATACCGAGCGCGGAAACGCTGAACGTAATACTCATTCATCGGCTTGACGATGACGGTCGTTTTGTCGCCAGGCACATGGATGCGCGCAAAGTCTCGTTCCTCATACACAGCGCGCCCTTCCTCTCTGCTTTTGGCAGGCTGCATTACAGGCTCGCGGAAGAACTCAACGTACAGGCGATCATCAGCCGCAAAGCGACTCTCGTCTGGACGATTCAAGATATTTGGCTCTTCAAAAACTGTAGGCGTGGTGGTTTGCACTTTGATTTCCTTTTGTGGTGATAAAACAACAGCGACAGGGGCCTAAGCCCCTGCCACTGTCACGAATTACAGCGTGGCACCAACGGTGGGATACGCGAGCATCGCGTCCGCGTTGGTGGCTTCAGCGCCGCCGGTAGCGGTGCCAAGCACAATGCCAACGATCGCTTCAGAGCCAGCCGTGCCATCATCGTCCAAAGCACCAACGGTGGCCGTGGTGTTCAGGCGCGTGCCCTTGGCAGCAGAAGCCAGCGTGCGAACGCTGCCCTTGCCGTAAATCTGGAACCAACCATACTGGTTGTCGGCCAAAGCAGCCTGCGCCACGCCGATACGAGAGCCGAAACCAGACGCGCCAGGAGCGGTCGTCGTGGTTGAAGCCATCGCAAAGTCAAAGCCAGTTGCCTCAACACATGCATAACCAGCAGCAGTCACGGCACCGTTTGCGCGACCATAAACAAACTCCTGGTAACCATTGTCGGGATCGTCGTAACCGCCGACAGTGCCAAGACGGAACGCAGGCGTCCCGGTCGCGGCAACCACATCAGTCTTGCTGATGCCAATCGTTGCTTGAGCCATTTTGAAAACTCCTCAACAAATCTGAACAAAAAACCCCGAGAAGGGGGTCAACCCATCCTCGGGGAAAGGCTGACCCACCACAGGCCCACCAAATTAAGCCTGCAGACGCCCCTGGAACTGCGCACCAGAGCAAGTCAGGTTTCCGGCCCAAGCCAGAATCTGGACTTCAGCGTCCTGGTTGATCGCATAACGCCTATTTGGCGACAGCGGAACCATGTTGCGCTGGGCGTGAGGACGCCACTTCAGATACTTGGTGTTCAAAAAGAAGCCAGTCGACGCGGGGCAATAGCCGCCGATACCGCCGTCCAGAACCACATCGGCGTCCATGAACTTGATGGACGGGAATCCGAGGTTAGCGCTGCCGGGGTCGGTGAAGCGCTGCTGAGCCTGCAAAGAACCCATGTAATAACCCCAGAAGATCGTGTCGAGCACGATCAAGTCAGGGCGGTCATTACCGCGGGTGCAAGAAGCCCACAGCGTATTCATCGCGGTCTGGATCGTGGTCGGCCCAGGCGTAACGGTGTTGTCGCTGAAGTCATACTTCTGCGAGCGCCAGAACGTCCAAGTACCACGGTCGATGCCACCGTAGGTGCCGGAGGTGTTGGTAGACGGCACTGCTGCGTCCAGACCCGTCACTTCCTTGCCGCCAGAGCCAGTACCGTCGCTGTAAACAGCATCAGCCAGCTTGTTGGCCATCGTCGACTCAGCGACGTTCAGGCGAGCTTCCATCAGGTCGATGAAGGCTTCCTTGCCGCTGTTTTGCAACATCTCCAGGCCGCTCATAACGACCGGGACAGCAAGCTGCTTGATGTTGAATTCAGCCGCAGAGATGACGTCTTGAGCCGCCACCGGCAGGAGGTCGTAACCGCTGTAGAAACCGGCGTTGCCGTTCTCGGCAAAGCTCAGCTCTTCCAGGATGACGTTGCCGCCGGAAATGGTCTTGACGTTGCCACGCTGCTGCAGACGCGCCAAAAGCGCGTTGTTCTTGGTGACGTTGTCCGCAATAGTGCGCGACCGATTCTGAATCGTGGTCGCAATGATGTCGGTGACCGACGTATTAGCGAAAGCCATATGAAAAGCTCCACATGAAGATGAACGAACACGCTTGCGCGTGCGCCAGTTTCGTGTGGCCTACGGAAGACCTTGGTCAGTCCGTTTCGCGTAGGTGGGCCCGAGGGGCTCCTAATGCTTTCGGTGGCTGTGCGGTGCTTTGAGGCACACAGGCGTGGCGTTTCCGCCACACCATGTTGTGATTAGACCACTATCTTGAATTCATCGCAATAGCTGCCTCAATCGCGTCGCGGATGTTGTCCGACTGCACTCGAGGAGCGCCCATTCCTGGGCCGGCTGACGTCACGCTTACAGCAGCAGAACGCGCCCGCTGCGCTGCATTTGCGCCGCCTTTGTTGCGCTGGCTCATGACCGACTGCACGCGGTCGTTCATCAGGCACGCCTTTTCATACGCCTGCTGCAGCGTCATTTCGACGCCGCGGCGTTGTGCGACCTCGAGGATGTCCGCCATTTCCTCGCGGACGTCGTTG